GCCCATCTGTGTTTCACCAGTAAATTCTAGCTTTTCACGATACAGTGAGTTAACACCTGCTTGGTTGTCAATGCTCTCTTTGTCAGAGTTCATTATATATGACGCGCCGTAGTTGTAGTTATTGTCTGGCATAAATGCCTCCGTTGTTTATTGGGGTTGTGTTGATAGAAAGCTTTCAGGATTGTTTTGTTGTTCTGCCATTATGCGTTCTATGGGTCTGGCTGATCCCAAGTCTGGTTGAGGAGAAGCCATAGATTGTCCTGCTGCTATAACGTCGCTTGGCGCAACAGGAAGAAATTCAGTTGCTCCCGCTACAAGTCCAACTGCAGTAGATACGGGTTCAGGTAGTCCTACTTCACTTGCTTTTTGTTTTACAGATGCAAAAGTATCCGGTGCAGCAAGAGTAGCTACTCCTACTGTTCCCACAATAGGAATAGCTTTTTTAACTGGGCCGGGTATTTTATCTATGGCACCAAATAGTTTATCTTTGTCTATCTTCCATCCACCCTTTTCCATTGCGTCTAAAGTTTCAGGAGAAAGATCACTAAGTGAAGCTGGGGCTGGCTTTTCTGCAGTAACAGGTTGTGCAGCAGCGGGAACTGCGGTTGCAACTGGCTGGTCAAACATGCCGGGTATTCCGTACGATGTTTTGGTAACTGTTTGTGTTGCAGGATCAAACCTGTCAGCCACACTAATTCCCTCTACTTCATCAAACCAATTACCCACAGTCTGTGCTGCATCTCGTTCTGCGGGATAGAACATACCGCGTGGACGAACTAAGTATCCTGACTTAGCTGTTTTTGATCTAGTTTCTGCACCAGACTCTTGACTACGCCCTTGTAAAAAGTCCAACATTTTGTCAGGCATTTCTAATTCAAAAGCTGCTACATTTGCAAACACGTTACGAAGAAGACCCGAACCAAATTTACCCTTTTTATCTTTGCCTTTGTACTCTGGATCGTCAGGAACAAGGGTGTTAAACTCTTTGTTGTTTACATTGTCTTTCATAATCGGAGTAGAAGTTTTAATGCGAGAAAGAACTTCTGATATATCTTCGGTATTTACCTGTCGATATTTTCCTTTTTTTCCTGTGCCTTTTATAACAAATATTGGTGCAGCTTTACCTGCTTTGATTTTACTTTCAATAAATGAACGAATGCCAACATCTTGTTGGTTAGCAGCCAGACGCTGCTGAAGACGAGAGTGTGATTGTTCGTTTAACGGTACGTCTTGAGGAATCGCTTCTTTTCGTGCGCCACCTACTTTTTGTGCACCTTTGCGTTTATCTAAATTAGGAGTAGCCTTTGTTTGGGGTGTGATTTCAATCGTACCCCTATCAACTTTGTATTCTGCACCCGTTAGACCAGCAACCGCCCCACTACGATACCCTGTTTGTAAGGTTACGTAGATTGCGTCTGCAATTACAGCGTCGTTGCCCCCACCATTACGGATGGTATTCAACTGCTGCATAAACTCTCCCCAGCCCTGTCTGTTTTGGGCTATAATTGCAATCTTAGTTTTCTTTGGGGCAGATACTCTTTCATCAAAAACATTAAATGTTTGTGGATCGTTGGCTTCTAGGCCGGGAAGAAGATTTAAAGCAGAAGAGTTAGGGTCTGCGTTAAATATCTGTCGGTTTACATCTTTGGATATTAGGCGAAGATCATCTTGAAGTTTGTTAACCGCACCTTGACTGGGTGCTTCATCCAACATAGTGTCAATAGGACGAACACCATTTTCGTCCGGTGTAAATGCCTGTACAAGAGGCATATCACCATACTGCTTTAAGCCTCCCTTTGCACCAAACCGCGCTATGGTACCAGCACCTCTTGCGTTGTACTTGGTGGCAGCTTCACGTAGGGTGATTTGGGTTGGGTCTTTTTGTTCTGCCATAGGTTAGTATCCGAATACTTCATCTTGTACTTGATGTACGTGGTTTTTTATTGAAGTGAGTTGCTGATGTATTGATGCGTAGCCACTCATGCGTGTCATCATCCCGTAGCGCAGCGCGTCGTATGCGTGATCTTCAGCCTTTGTATCTACATCTTCACTGTTTGTTTTAGACAGGGGTATGCCCGCTACTTGTTTTATTATGTGCTGGCATGTAGAAAAGAAACGTAGGCGGGGTTCTTTTGTGTAGGGATTGTCGGCTAGGCGTCGGTGTATTTCCATCTTGCCTTGTATGCGATTACGATCAGATGGTGTCCACCTGACTCCGCTTCGCATCATTACTTCTGCTATGGATGGGCCAAAGCCTGTCTTGTTCCAACACGAAGAATCCAATACAGTGTAGTGTGGTACTGGGTCAAGTTGTTCTGCTTCTAGTATTCTATCAGCTAATTGCTCTGCTGTCAAGTGTTTTTCGTATAATTCTCTATATATCCAGATGTTGTTGTCCCAGTCGATTGCACCCCACAAGACACACGACGGTGCAGCGTACCCGTAGTCAGCCATTCGTATGCGAGGCCAGTTGGTTGGCATTTCGTACGGCTCGACCACATGCTTGGTTCGTGAGAACTCAGGAAAGGCTGCTCCCTCTGCTACATCCCAATCCCCTTCAAGAAGTCTTTTGCGTTCGACTTCGGGAAGTGATCTTAGCATGGACTCGTACTGTCCGTCTGCCATAAGGTGCGGATTGTCTGTCAGCCGTGCAGGAACGAACTTGCGATAGAACAGAGGCTGTCCTGCCTTTTCGTGGTTGTGAGGCCAAACGAACGGCTTGCCCGTGTCTAGGTCAAAAGCAGGGTAAGCTTTGTTTTCTGGTGTTCCATCGATGTACATCTTTTTGACCCACCAGCCACCCACACCTCCGGGGTTGGCTGTGCAGCGCATGTACAGGTGTTGCTGAAGTTCAGGATCAGTAGAACGAAGCCTAGAACGCAAATAGTCCCACACGTACGGTGTAGGATACTGTGTGATTTCATCTATACCTATCCAGTTAAACGCTTGTCCTTGAAAGCGTGTTACGTCTTTGTCTTTGTCGAGGTAGGTGAACCAGATGGTTGCACCGGATGGAAAGTGCCACGTAGACTTTGACTCACGAAACTTTGCACCGGGAAACGCTTTGGGGTATAGTTGGCGTGACTTGTCGATTAGTTCAGTTAGTTCGTCGAGAGTACGTCTAAGCAGTAGGCCACGATTGTTAGGGTTGTGACAGTAACGAAGAGGATCGGCAAGAAGGGCAAACGACTTACCGCCGCCAGCAGCCCCGCCGTATAACACGTCACGTTCACCAGCGGAAAGGAACTCTTCTTGGGGACCGGGGTTCGGCTGGAATACAACTTCGCTATCTTCAACGAGGTCGGCAACCGCAGCAGGTAAATCAGTAAGATCACCTTTGTCGATAACTGTTGTCTCTTTTCCAACAAGGGCTTTCTCTACTTTGCCTATATCGTTTTCTAGTCTGCGGGCGTAACGTCGTTTGTCTTCTGCTGCCTTTGTTGTTTTTTTAGCACGACGCTTGGCTGCGTTTAGTTTCTTTTGGACAGCACGACGCGCACGTTCCTTTACAGACAGGTTGTACGTGGCTTTGGGTGCGTCGGGGTCCTTTTTTGGGCGTCCTGCCACTAAGACTTCTCCGCGCTAGACGCCGCGCTACGACCACGAGAAGCTTTGCCACCCATTGACATTCTATTTGTGCTGTATCTTTCTTTGATAGGCATCTTCATCAATTCTTTGTGGCGATCAAACTCTTCGTTTGTTAGTTCTTTTATATTTTCAATAGCCAATCTTAGTATTTCACGATCACTCCGCATCGATCACGACCTCTTTCTTTGGTGGCAACAGGACTACGCCGTGTACTGCCGTTACATTGTGGTTGATTTGTTCTGCTTGTTTGACGCCAACACGGTTCAACAGGCTCTCAGCGGCCTTTAGACGTAGATCGTCACCTCGTTCGGGGGCGGGGTTGTCGATTGTGTCTACTAATCGGTTGGCTGCTTTGAGTGCGTTCATAGACAGTACGTCTTTTGTGCGGTCTACTATCTCATCAGCTAGATGTCTTCGTAACCACGCGGCACTACCCTTTGCGTATCCTGCGTCTACGGCTGCTGCAGTGACTTGACCACCGTTTTCAAACAGTATGTCTAGGAATTGTACCTGTTGTGGGGTCAATTCACGCTTTTTGACTTGGGTTTGGGGTAGCAAGTTCACGTGTTCGTTCCTTTTTCGACGGTTAACTCACACTGTGTAGCTTTTACAAACATGTTTGGAGCTATTTCTTTTACTTCGCCTATCATTACACCTATTCGTGTAGTGCATTCAGCCTTTGTAGCGTACGGCCCCCACGAATCTTCGGCTATTATACATGAATTAGGCATGTATACGTTGCATATCAGAAGCATTGCGGTGAACATAGGGTTATCTTTCGGTTAAATGGGGGTAGGTAGAGCGTGTGTAGCCACAATCTCACTCTTTTTGTGCAAATGTGCTGTTGAAATTGGGGAGATGTGCTAATTACAAACTCAACCTACGACCCTATTATGACTATGTTTTACCTAAATGTCAACTAAAAAAAAATAACGCTTGACAAATTGAACATTCGTAGGTATACTGGGGTATAACCCGCCGGGATATAACCCCCCGCAGCACACATGCCGGGAGTACCCCAATGGGTTACCCCAAAGCACTGTTTTTTACCTATCCCGATAACCTCCCAAATACAAAATCGATGGCGACATTGCTAGCATATGCCGGGGGGGGCGGGTGTCCCTTGCGTGCGCCCGCGCACAGCCAAATTTTTTCCCTTTTTGGCACCTTGCCAAGGTCGCCCCACCGCCTGACAACCCCGCCACATATCCCCGCCACATATAACTATAGATATATAGCCCGCACGCCCGCCCGCGTATGATGATTTGTCATGCTGATTATTATCTGGGATGGCCTGTTGAGGTTATTAATCATAGACAAACCCGAACACAAGCCACGCCAGATTATCCCGCCAATACAGAGCTGTTGGGTATTAACTGGCACTTGGGCAAAAAAGAACCCCGCCAGCTATTGCGACGGGGCTAAGTAGGGAGGGTAAACAGTGATCTATTTATTCAGATGATACCTTATAGCCTACTGCCGGATTAGCTTTTTTGTATGAATCATGCTCGCCCGCATTGCCTACCATCTGGGCAATCTTTTGGCCTGAGTCCAAAAAGATATTAACTTCAAACGCCGCACCATCCTGATTGGTGCCATAAAGCTTGAACACATCAAAGCCCTTATGCTTAGTGCGTTTGGCTGTAACAACAGCATTACCTACTTTTTTAGAATTATAGGTATTTGTTTCATGTGCGAATATTTCGACTTGCATTAGATAAACCCTACTCTATCGGTTGTTGATATGGACGGGCAAACCTGCCCGCCCCATTGTTAGATCACAAAACAGACTAAGCCGCAACCCTGTATATTCTGTGGTAGCCATTACGACGAGTTCCAGTGTTGCGGGTCTGGATGTTATAGCCATTCTTTTTGATGATATGGATATAGGCATAAACAGTTTGTTTTTTCAGATTCAGATTACCGGCAATGGTCGGAACCGCCACAAAACCCCGTTCAAGATATCCAAGAACCTTAACCGCGTTTTTATTCATATAATACTTGTTAGTAGTCTTTTTGACTGGCTGGACGGTCAATGGTTCCCCGTGCATCCCAGTGGCAACACCCATAGCAATAGGCTGGCGCACTGTTTTTGCATGGTCACCATTTACAAGGCTAATTATTCTTTTGCGTTCATCTGCCCTAATAACCTTTTCAAAGTCGTCAGACATTTCAGCAAAACGGGCAATCAATTCTTTTGGTAAATACTTAGACATGTTGTTAGTTCTTTCCGCCCTATCGGGCATTAGGATATTTTAAGAAATGCGGCAATTAATAAGCACAAAAATATCAGCACCGCAGACCGATAAACAAACAAGACTATTTCAAGCATTAAGCCGCCAAACCTTCCAAATACTTCCAAGACGGAGATTCAGTAACATTACGCACATGTTCGCCCCTGACTCGCTGGGTCACTTCCATACGCTGGGTTTTACGGCCTGTGGCTCGTTCTATACCATCGTCACCCGTCCACCGTTCGTTGGTATGTGTTGACCAGTGAGTGAGTGCATTATATGCCGCCCAAAACGTCTGACCAAGTTCTGGTATTTCTTCCTCAAAACGGTAAAGCAAATAATTCATCAGCTTTTCATTGACTGGATTACCTTGCTCTGCACGGGTTGCCGCCGTGTTTTTATAACAGACCGTTTCGGCTAATATCTGCCCGAATTGTTCACGTGTTAGTTTGGCCTTTGTCCACTTTTTCATAAGTTCCCGCTGGCTAGTCCACATATCCAGACTGTTCCCTGCTTTGCTTATCATGGCATCTGGGGACAAATTAGCGGTATGTTTTGCCCGTTGGTGGTATGATTTCTGACCACCAAATACAAGCGTATTGCGGCACAAGTCACGATAGGCACCGCTAAAGACTTGGAAAGCCCAAGACATATCTATTGAATTAAATATATCCATGCGACACCGTACCAAGTCAGAACCGTCACCAATACCGCTTTCCAGATCGTTAAAAAATACCGTCCGATGTGCGCGGACGCCATCATCAAATAGCCTGTCAACAACGTCAATATTATTTAGTGGCAGTTCGCCGCCATCCATCAATTCAGCATGGCGATTAAACAGCCTATCATGGCTGACCAGATTGTAAGTTTTTGATACTGGCCTAGTGTCCAAAACAGCACCCGTTTTTGTATTCATTAACGCATCAAAGTGCTTTATTCGTATTGGCTCAACTATAACTGGCTCTTCCTTAAATGGCACCAATGCCTCAAGTGGCACCCGTGACACCCCGCCAAAATCACTAAATAACGATGTGTTGGATATGTCGTTATGTTTAAGTTCATAACTGCCAGCCCTGATTTCTTTTACTTCACTTGGTATAAGATCAAACATGTTCTTTTCTTCCTTTGTTGTTGTTTCGTGGTATTTCGTGAATCAAATCACATTAATAAATATAGCACAACTAATTAATAAATGGACATGCCGGGCTATATTTTTTTTTGTTGG